TACAGACGGCACATCAGGTACATCAGGCACAGATGGTACTTCAGGAACTTCTGCAACTTCAGGTACAGACGGCACATCAGGTACATCAGGCACAGATGGTACTTCAGGAACTTCTGCAACTTCAGGTTCATCGGGAACACGTGGAACTTCAGGTACAGACGGCACATCAGGTACATCAGGCACAGATGGTACTTCAGGAACTTCTGCAACTTCAGGTACAGACGGCACATCAGGTACATCAGGCACAGATGGTACTTCAGGAACTTCTGCAACTTCAGGTTCATCGGGAACACGTGGAACTTCAGGTACAGACGGCACATCAGGTTCATCAGGAACTTCAGCAACTTCAGGAACTTCTGCAACCAATGGTTCTGCTGGGACTTCTGGAATAGACGGTATATCGGGTGGAAAAAACTACCTATTCAATTATACAGTTTCTCAAGGCATCGGTGATTATAAGGAATTGGGTAAATCAACAACAGTATCAGCGGAACAGACAATCACTGTTAATCTAACAGCTAATCAACAGGGCGTCTTAGTTGATGGTGGATTTTTAACCGATGCTAACGATCCAAGTGTGGTTGTTGTACCAAATGGATTATGGCACGCTTATGTATATTTTACAAAGGCTGCTGTAAACGATAATATAGACATATACTACGTTGTTTCAAAATACACAACGGGTGGTGTAAAAACAACATTATTTACATCGGATACAACACAAATAGGTTGGTCTAATAATAATACAACACCTGTAGAGATAAAAATAAATGCCGTAGCAACATCAGAAACTTTAGATTTGACAGATAGAATAATAGTTGACATATATGCCAATAACAATGATAACCAAACCCGAACTATTAAATTTTACACTGAAGGTACACTACATTACTCATATATTGTAACCACATTATCTACTGCAGCTGGAACATCAGGATCGTCAGGTTCATCAGGAACTTCCGCAACTTCAGGTACAGACGGCACATCAGGTACATCAGGCACAGATGGTACTTCAGGAACTTCAGGTTCATCAGGAACTTCTGCAACTAATGGTTCTGCGGGAACATCAGGAACTTCTGCAACTAATGGTTCTGCGGGAACATCAGGAACTTCTGCAACTAATGGTTCTGCGGGAACATCAGGAACTTCTGCAACTAATGGTTCTGCGGGAACATCAGGTTCTTCAGGTATAACCATTGCTGGTTCTTCAGGTACTTCAGGTTCATCAGGAACTTCTGCAACTAATGGTTCTGCGGGAACATCAGGAACACGTGGAACTTCAGGGACAGACGGCACATCGGGTACTTCAGGTTCATCAGGAACTTCTGCAACTAATGGTTCTGCGGGAACATCAGGAACTTCTGCAACTAATGGTTCTGCGGGAACATCAGGTTCTTCAGGTATAACCATTGCTGGTTCTTCAGGTACTTCAGGTTCATCAGGAACTTCTGCAACTAATGGTTCTGCGGGAACATCAGGAACACGTGGAACTTCAGGGACAGACGGCACATCGGGTACTTCAGGTTCATCAGGAACTTCTGCAACTAATGGTTCTGCGGGAACATCAGGAACTTCTGCAACTAATGGTTCTGCGGGAACATCAGGTTCTTCAGGTATAACCATTGCTGGTTCTTCAGGTACTTCAGGTTCATCGGGTATTACTGGAAATGTTGGTGCTTCTGGATCAAGTGGTACGTCTGGAACATCTGGATTAACAGGAGCAAACGGTTCTTCAGGTACTTCAGGTTCATCAGGAACTTCTGCAACTAATGGATCCGCAGGAACATCAGGTTCTTCAGGAACACGTGGAACTTCAGGGACAGACGGCACATCAGGCACTTCAGGGTCATCGGGTACTTCGGCAACTAACGGCTCCGCAGGAACGTCAGGTACTTCGGGTTCATCAGGAACTTCTGCAACCAATGGTTCTGCGGGAACATCAGGAACAGACGGTATAGCAGGTTCTTCAGGTACATCAGGCTCAAGTGGTACTAGTGGCGATGCAGGAACTATGGGAACGTCAGGTTCATCGGGTTCTTCGGGTAGTAGTGGTATTTGCATACCATGCTCGTCAGGAACCGCTGGAACATCCGCAACTTCAGGAACGAGTGGTATAACTGTAAATGGATCATCAGGAACGAGTGGTATAACTGTCACTGGTTCATCAGGAACATCGGGAACAGGATTTAGTAGTATATCAAGTCCATCCAATGACAGACTATTAACATCAGACGGTACGGCAAATGCAGCGGTAGCTGAAAGTAATTTATCATTCAATGGAAGTTTGTTGACAGTTGTTGGTTCTATATCATTGAGTAGTCCTGGTGAATTAAGAACACCGGTAATAGTAGGTCCTGATGAAAAAATGACAACATTAACCGTTACAGGAAATGGTGTAGGTGGGGTGGTTACATTTAATCTAGAAAATGGTCCAGTTTTCAGAGTAACATTAGATGGGAATGTAACATCATTTACAACAAGTAATGATCCACCAGCAGGAACCGCTGCGAGTTTCACATTGATAGTAATTGGTGATGGAAGTGCTAGGGCAGCCGCTTGGGATTCAAAAATTTATTGGCCAGGTGGGGCACCTGCTCTTCCTTCTACACTTGGAAATGCTAGTGTGTTTGTCTTCACTACATTCGATCAAGGTGGTGCATATTTAGGATTGGTAGTGGCAGATGATGTTGCGGGTGGTTTATGATAAATTATAGAGGTTTACGGTATGATAAGTAATAATTTAATATTTGCAGCCGCTTTACAATCGGGCTATGGTGGATATGAACCACCCCCACCACCACCTGGATATAATCTTTTTTCATGGGGGAGAAATGATACGGGTGCATTAGGTCTGTCAGACACATCGTATAGATCCAGTCCAGTTCAAGTTGGATCAACAGCAATTTGGACTGAAATTACATCGGGAGATATTCATAGTTTGGGTATTAGAAATGATGGAACATTATGGTCTTGGGGTGATAATACATATGGTGAGTTAGGGTTAGGTGATACTTCAGTAAGATATTCCCCGACTCAAGTTGGTACATTAACTAATTGGAGTAAAGTATCAACGGGAAATAATCACACATTAGCAATAAAAACTGATGGCACATTATGGTCTTGGGGATATAACGGAAATGGTGAATTAGGCATAGGTAATACATCGACTACATTATCTCCAGTTCAAGTTGGATCACACACAAATTGGGCAAAAATTTCTGCTGGTGCAAACCACTCTCTTGCAATAAAAACAGATGGAACACTTTGGGCATGGGGCGCAAATACCGCTGGTGAAACTGGACATGGAATATCATCTGGAACTGGTGGTAGTGGTGTTCTATCACCAAGACAAGTTGGATTATTAACTGATTGGGCTGAAATAGCGGGTGGTAATTATTTTACACTCGCAGTAAAAACAAATGGGACTCTTTGGACATGGGGCGATAATCCAAATGGTAATTTAGGTAGTGGCAACACCACAGATAGATCCAGTCCAGTTCAAGTAGGATCATTAACTAATTGGAAATATGTTGCAGCTTCACAGGGTCAAACAAATTTTTGTCATTCTCTTTCCGTAAAAACCGATGGAACACTTTGGTCGTGGGGATATAATAATGGTGCTCTTGGTGATGGTACGTCTACACAAAGAACTTCTCCTGTTCAAGTTGGTGGACCATTTGGAGCTACCAATTGGGCAAATGTAGACGCCGGAAGTGGATGCTCAATCGCAATAAAGACGGATGGAACGATTTGGACATGGGGAGCAAACTTTAACGGAGAATTGGGTTTAGGCAACACAACAACTAGATCTAGTCCTGTGCAGGTTGGTAGTTCAACATCGTGGCTTAAAATAATGGCAGGCAGAAATCATATGCACGCTATACGTTCTTAATAATAACATAAAGGTTTTGGTATGAATGATAAAGAAATACACCCACTTGATGTTGCATTGAATGCGGCTATATGTGGTAATTTAGATGAAAGTGAAAAAATACTTCGCAATCAACCTCAAAATGATTACCGTGTTCTATTTAATTTAGGGTGGCATGAAATGAGACGTGGTAATCTTAAAAAGGGATTTGAACATTTAAATTATGGCAGATTTATAGGTGTATTTGGATCACCCGCTATACCTGGAAAAATTTGGAAAGATGAATCACTTGAAAACAAAACACTACTGTTCAGATGTGAGGGTGGTTATGGGGATCAAATAATAAATTTTCGTTTTGCTAAACAGTTTGAAAAATTGGGTGCAAGGGTTTTAATATCATGTTCACCGGAATTGAAATCATTATTTTCCGATCATGGGTTTATCTGTGTAGATAATTCTGCTATTTCAAGTATTCATTATGATTATTGGATTCCTGCAATGTCAGCTGCTTATATTTTGGGGTTAGAGTATGAAGATTTAAATGGATTACCTTATTTATTTTCAAAAAATAGAAAAAAATTATTTTCAAATCCTGAAAATATTAAAGTTGGTATTCGATGGAGCGGATCTTCAGAATTTGAACATGAACAATATCGAAGATTTACACCAGAGTTTATGACCAATTTACATAACGTACCCAATACCACATTTTATTCACTTCAAAGAGATGAGAATACAATAGATGGTCTTCCATTTGCAGATATGCGTGACCAAATGACAACATGGATTGATACTATGAATATAATAGCAGATTTAGATTTAGTAATAACATCATGTACTTCTATTGCTCATTTATCCGCAGCTATGGGAAAACCAACATGGATAGTTATACCAGTTTTACCATACTATATTTGGTCCTTTCCTGATAAAAAAAGTAAATGGTACGATTCAGTCACACTATTTAGACAAAAAAAATTCGGTGAATGGCAAGATGTTTTTGAAGATATTAGAAATGAATTGATAAAAATTTCTTCTTAAAAATAATCTTTGAAAAATACATACATATTTATATGTAATAATGTTCCTATTATTGAGGTGATGTATGAAATACATTTTAGTAAAAAATGGTGAAATAGCTGGAAATCCAACTGATTTACCAAAAAGTTGGGATAACATTTCAAATTTTTATGTTCTTGATGATGTAACTCTAAAAAGTTATGGTTGGTATCCATTTAGATTTGTTGAAGCACAAAAAAATGAAAATCAATATTATGATGGTAGTGATTTTGTAATAGAAGAAAATGAAGTGGTTGAATATCAAAAAGTTCGTAATAAAACTCAACAAGAAATTTCACAAGAAATTGAATCAGAATGGCGTGCAGTTAGATATAGAAGAAATGAATTATTAAATGAATGTGATTGGACACAATTACCAGATTCTCCATTGACAAATCAAAAACAAACAGAATGGCAGATATATCGTCAATCATTAAGAGATATAACATCACAACCAAGTCCATTTAGTATAGTTTGGCCAATATCACCAGAGGCGTAAATATGAACAGTCCTATTCAAAAACTCATTAAAGAATTAAATATATCAATCTTTAATGAAAATGAATTGGTTGATAAAGATGTTATTGTATTTTTTCCAGGTCAATTCCAACCTATGGGACAACACCAACGTGAGGAATATTTACGCTTAAGTAGAAAATTTGGAAAAGATAATGTACACGTAATTACAGATGACAAAATAAATCCTCAAAAAACTCCCCTTAGTTTTGAAGAGAAATCCTCGATAATAAGAAGACATGGTATAAAAAATATACAAAAGGTTTTGAATCCATATATGCCAACCGAACTAATAAACAAATTAGATCCAAATAATACAATTCTTATTTTTGCGGTTAGCTCAAAAAATGTATCCAAATTAAAAAATTTTAAGAAGATAACAAAATATAATGGCTCATCTAAACTACCAATCAAAGATGCACAAAATCCATACGTTTATTATATCCTAACCAATGAAGTTAAGTATGATTTACCAAGTTTTGGTAGATTAAATTCAACTAATATATTTAGGGCTTTAAGTGACCGTGAGGCAAAATTGTCAGAATTAAAGAGTAGATTCATTTCAATATTTGGTTGGTTTGATGCAAATTTATTTAATATGATTATAAAAAAATTCAACACAACTCGTGGTGAACTAAAAGATGGTAAGGAAGAATTAAAACCCTTACAAATGGTTACAAGAACATTTTGGAATAAAGTGTATGAAAGTATTGTTGGCGATAAAAATATAAACGAGGTTGCCACGTTACCACAGACTATGTTAGATGAAATAGAAAAAATTGCAAAACAATTCTTTCATAAAATAGAATCTGAGGTAAAAAACGATATTGATGCTGATAATTTCGACAGTAAAATAAGATTCAACATATTAGACGATATGACTGAATTATCTACGGAATCAACTAAGATAATAAATGATATTATTAAATCAGAACCTTATGTTCAAGAATTGGAAAAAACAAACCCAAATGCTTTTAATAACATAAAATTACATACATTTACTGTGGTTGTAAGGCCTAAACGATTTGTAATAGATCAAACATATGATAAATTTGGTAAACTAATAGATTTGGCATTAGACGATGAAATGCCCGGGACTTTTACAGAAAAGTTAAATAGTTTTAAGAAAACGGAGATTTGGAAAGATTATGAGTTAGAGCTAAAGAAATTAAAGAACCATAATGATTTTTCAGTTGGAAGTAGAGCCAAGTTTAATTCAACAGGTTCTATTTACAAAAAAGATTTTAAAGCAACTCTGATAGTAAATTTTGATTGGTTTTTAATGTATCTAAAGTTGTTATTAGTAAAAAATGGATTTATACAAATATCATTAAATAAAGTTGTTGACGATTACGTGAAAGGTGTCTATATTGGTTTAGTTTCACATGAACTTATACATTTTGTTCAAACTATAAAACAACAAATACAAACAGGAGAACGTCAGGCATCAAAGTATGAATTTAGCAGCCCTGACAAGTTAGGATATGAAAAATTTAATAAGATGTATTTATCCGATAAAGCTGAAATTGGTGCTCATGCACAACAGTTTGTTACTGATTTAAAAAAGGCTTATCCGAGTAAATCAGCAGATGATTTATTAAAAATGTTTCAATCGGGTAAATTACCAAAGAAGAAATTCTCACCAATGTATAATTATATTGGTTACTATATGAAACTATTAAATAAAGGAAAACAGGACGATACTGTTAAACGGTTTATAAAAACCGTATTTTTGATATTAAAAAAAGACTAAAGGTGTGTTATGGTTAAAATCGATGGTGTAGGTGATATTAAAAAACTTCTACACGGTGAACATGAAGCTCAACAAAAAGTTACTGTTGGGTATATCCCTGAAAGTGAAAAAGAAAAAGGAAGTAGACAAATTGGAGACCGTTGGTTTGATGAAGACGGCAACGAGTGGGAACAGAAAAAGGGTTATAAAGTAAAGTTAGGAAAAGTTTGGCAACAAGAATTACATGGATATTTAAAATCGTTTCCTAATTGTAGAAAAGAAACTTGCACATGTAGTATGCCAAAAAGATTAGACGAAAAAATGCGCCGTATTCATGGTATGTGCTTTGACTGTGTAATTGACATGGAACATAAAATAAGATTAGAAGGCAAGTGGTCTGAATACGAAAGACAGAAGGTAAAAGAAAATGCTTTGGCTTGGTTAGGAGAAGCAGAACGTGACAAAAATTTAATCGCAGAAGAATTGTCAAAATTAGATTTTGCAAACGAATTTGGTGATTCTGAAAAATGGAGTGTTCCGTTTACAAAAGAAGAATTTTTGGAAAAAATAGAAAATGAATTCAAAGAGTTCAGAGAAAACTTTATAAAAAAATTGGAAGACGTTGATTTGACACAAGATGATGTTGAAGCTATGTTTAATAAAAAACCAATCATTGATAATGAAAATGTTATAAAAATGACATTAATTGAGAAAGGTGATGAAAAAAAGACGTAATATCGTATCGGAAATATTTTCAGGAATAAGTGGTGGGATCTCATCAAAAAGAACAATCATGTTCCTATCATTTATGATGATGATTTTTATGGCGGTATTATCAACCTTTTACGGTAAAGATGTTAAAGAATTTATATTTGAAGGATTTTTATACATAGTTGTCGGTAGTCTCTTTTCAGTAGCATCAGAGCAGTTCAGTTCACGCTTTACTAAAGTAAATAAAGAAGATTATTATGAAAGTAATTTAGACGAAAAATCTAATGGAGAAAACAAATGAAAAGTGTAGTTGTTGAGAGGGCTGTTCCTTCAAACAAAGAACTTTATTCTAAAATAAAATCAAGAATAAAGAGTAAATATAAAGTTTGGCCAAGTGCATATGCATCCGCTGCTGTTGTTAAGGCATACAAAGCTGCGGGTGGTGGTTATAGAAATGTTAAAGAAACTATAAATAATCCTTCATATCAATTGGAAGGATATTCCACCAATGCTTGTGGTAAAATAACCGAACTACACTTTGTGTTAGGTGAGTCTGAAAAACACAATATAACTGAGGCAGAATATCGTGGTAGAAAGGTATCATTGGGAAAACCATTTAGAACACCAAGTGGACCTAAGAAATTTTCAGTTTATGTTAAAAAACCAAATGGCAATGTGGTTAAAGTTAATTTTGGTCATAAAGGTGAAGGTGGTCAAAAAACAATGAAAATTAAAAAAAGTAACGCCGCCCGTAGACGTTCATTCAGAGCTCGTCACAGATGTGACTCTCCCGGGCCAAGGGATAAAGCTAGATATTGGAGCTGTAGATTCGGTTGGCCAAGTTCGGGTAAAGGTGCAATAGATAAAACTTAATTATGGTTGCAAAAGTATTCAAATCAATTTTAAGGCCATTAATGGCACCTATCCCACCGACAGACTATGAAAAGGCTGCTGATGCGATTGCTACCGCGTATGATTTATCAAACGTTGGTATGAGTATGACCATATTTGGTTCTATATTAATGCAAGGTAATAAAGAAACCCTGAAGAGCTTTCTACTTCAGGGTTTAACTATGAATAGTGGTCTAACAAATTATCTACCCGTAGTTGAACCTGGATGGACGTTGATGGCAAACGGATTCTGTTTATATTGGGCAACTGCAACATTTACACCCCTACCACCTATGCCACCTACAATTTCGCCATTGACAGGAACACAAGTTTTATTTCCTGGAAGTCCTTCAATATTGGACATAGGACTCAAAGTTGCCTTTACGGCGGGATTTGGAAAACCCGAAGATGGTAAGCTTGGGGGGTTAGAGAGTGCTTTAGATATTCTGTCATTAGTTTTAATTGCACATCAATTAACAATAGCGGGAACATATAACGGATTAATACCAGCCGCACCGTCACCAATACCATTTCTTGCTCCTTGGGCAGCTATAATAGGTATACCCGATGCCGATATTAAAGATAGCGAAACGGCAACAAGTGGTACAAGTGGCACAAGTGGGACAACAGGAACGAGTGGAACAACAGGAACGAGTGGTACGAGTGGAACGTCTGCTATTGATAACAATGCACAAAAAATAAATGATATTCTTGCAAAGATAAACAACTTAAACAAATTAAACGATTCGGATTTACAAAATAGAGTCGGTGATTTAAATACAATATCATCGGATTTGGATAAATTATTATCCGATCCTAATATAATAAAATCAAAAGAATATCAAAGATTAGTAAGTGCTTTGAGCCAATTAGTAAATTTGAAAAATAGAATAAATAAAATTGTTAGTGTCAGTGAAGAACGATTCCCGTATAGCGGCGATTGTTTGGATTGTTGATAATTATTTACATTTCATATATTTATTTACATGGATAAAAATACAAAAAATACAGTAAGAGAAATAATACGTGAATATGTCATGTTATATGTCAAAGAAGGCAAGAAACCGTCTGGTGGCCTAACTAAGTGGTTTCGTGAAAAATGGGTGGATCTTTCTCGTAAGAAAAAAGATGGTGGACACCCACCATGTGGCGCTTCTGCTGGAAGTAAATCAAGAGACGGTGGTAAACGTGCATATCCAAAATGTGTTCCCGCTGCCAAAGCTTCATCTATGTCATCGAAACAAAAGAAAAGTGCGGTAACAAGAAAAAGAAAGAAGGGTGCAACTGAACGTGGTACGGCAAAAATGGTTTCAACATATACAGAGCGTTAAAATGGAAGATTTTAAAACCAAACTCAATGAAATTTTTACAGTATTAATAAAAGTATTTGCAACCTTCGGTGGTATAATGCTTGTATTTTTTATGTTTAAAGACACACCAAAACAATCCGATGATATTAGACAATATAATAAAACAAAGGATAGTTTAGAAGGGATTATACAGAAATACAAAGAAGACTATAAATTATTGGAAAAAAGAGCTAATCATTTGGATTCGATAATAAAAGTTAAAGCCAATAACGTTAAAATAGTAAAAGAACGTTTTTATATCTACCGAGATAGAGAAATAAAAAACCCAACCGAAGCAACTCGTTATATTCAAAAATTTATACAGGAGTAAGTAATGAAATACATAGTTCTATTAATTTTAACTTCTTGTATAGCTTTCTCAAAAGAAAAAGATTCGGTAGTATGTTTTCCAAAAAATGATGTTGTAAAGTTAGCAAATAAAATACAGTTACTAAGAGATTCCGTTGAATATTTAAGAGCGGTTGTAGCTGCACAAGATACACTAATAGATGTTAGTAAATTAAGAATGGACATATACAACCAACAATTGGAAAACACAATAGAAGTTATTGGATATTGTGAGAAACAGAACAAGGAATTGGAAAAGATTGTACAAGAATTACAACCACGTTGGTACGATAATAAAATGCTTTGGTTTTTAAGTGGGGTTGGTACTGTGGTTGCGGTGGTTTTAGCTATACAATAAGGTTTTTTATGAGTAATCAAGCCAAATCGTTAAAGGATATAATAAAAGAAGAATATGCTAAGTGTGCGGCTAATCCCGTATATTTTATGAAGCGTTATTCTAAAATCCAACACCCAACTCGTGGTAAAATACTTTTTGAATTATATCCATTCCAAGAAGACGTTTTACATCAATTCAATTCAAATAGATGGAATATTGTATTAAAATCAAGACAGATGGGAATTTCTACATTAATAGCGGGATATTCCTTGTGGTTGATGTTATTCAATCAAGACAAAAATATCTTGGTGATTGCTACAAAACAAGAGACTGCAAAAAATCTTGTTACCAAAGTTCGAGTTATGTATGATAATCTTCCAAGTTGGTTAAAGACGGGTGTTCAAGAAGACAATAAACTATCACTACGTTTCAAAAATGGATCGCAAATAAAAGCGGTATCAGCTGCTGCTGACTCAGCACGTTCAGAAGCTCTCTCACTTCTTATTATAGATGAGGCAGCCTTTATTGATGACATAGACGGTATATGGGCATCTGCACAACAGACACTTGCAACGGGTGGTACTGCTATCATAAATTCCACACCAAACGGTATTGGTAATTTTTACCACAAACAGTGGGTGAAGGCTAAACTCGGAGAGAGTTCATTCAATCCCGTAGAACTCTTATGGCAGTTACATCCTGACAGAGACCAAAAGTGGAGGGATGAACAGGACATATTGTTGGGACCAGACATGGCAAAACAAGAGTGTGATGGTAACTTCCTATCATCAGGTCGTTCTGTTATAGAAGGTGAGTTGGTAAAATGGTATGAAGACACATATATTTGTGAACCAAAAGAAAGACGTGGTGTAGAAGATGCTTATTGGATATGGGATTATCCTGATTCAAGTAAATCATATATGGTCGTTGCAGACGTTGCTCGTGGTGATGGAAATGACTACTCGGCTTTTCATGTTCTTGATGTTGATAATTTAGAACAGGTGGCTGAATATAAAGGAAAATTGGATACCAAAAGTTATGGCAATATGTTAGTCTCGGTTGCAACTGAATATAACGATGCACTTCTTGTTGTAGAAAATGCTAACATAGGATGGGCAGTAATTCAACAAATCATTGATAGAGGTTATCCAAATCTTTATTACACATACAAAGAAGATGGTTATATCGATCCATCGATTCATATACCAAAGGGATATGACATAAAAGACAAATCTCAAATGGTTCCTGGATTCACAACGAGTTCAAAAACAAGACCATTAATTATTTCAAAATTGGAAACATATTTCCGTGAAAGAGCACCAATTATAAAATCATCGCGATTAGTAGAGGAATTATATGTCTTTGTTTGGAATGGTTCGAGGGCTGAGGCTCAAACAGGATATAATGACGATTTAACCATATCATTCGGAATAGGACTTTGGGTTAGAGACATGGCGCTTAAATTACGTCAAGAGGGTATGATGAAAACAAGACTTAGCTTGGACTATATGAATAAATCATCTACTATACATAAAACAAATACATTTGTTCAAAATGATGGTTGGTCTATGAAAGTTAATGGTTCACAAGAAGATTTAACTTGGTTGATAAAGTAATTTTCAAAATTTTCAAACATATTTATATTCATGTAAAAGTTAAAATAACAGGTGTTAAATGAGTGAGAAAAGATCATTTTTTGATAGACTAAAAACATTATTCTCTACAAACGTTGTTGTTAGAAATGTTGGCGGTAAACGATTGAAAGTAGTAGATACTGCTCGATACCAAGCAGACGGGAATCCACATACTTCAAAAGTAATAGACCGATACGGTAGATTACATGGTACAAGAGGAACCCCAATATCAGTCTACAACCAATACAACTCATTTTCAGCCACTAAAATAGATTTGTACACAGACTATGAGGCAATGGATACCGATCCAATTGTTGCGTCTGCATTGGATATTTATTCTGATGAGAGTACACTTAAAAACGATCAAGGTGATGTACTAACCATAAAAACAGACAACGATAATATACGTAAAATTTTACGTAATCTCTTTTATGATGTATTAAATATAGAATACAATTTATGGCCTTGGACTCGTAACCTATGTAAATACGGTGATTTTTATTTATACCTTGACGTTAAAGAAGGGTTGGGCGTGACAAACGGTGTACCCTTTTCACCATATGAAATGCAAAGAGAAGAAGGAACAGATCCTGAACACGTTTATATGACTAAGTTCATTTATGAAGGTCCACTCGGTAAGGGTGAATTTCAAAATTATGAAATAGCACACTTTAGACTTATCGGTGATACAAACTTTTTGCCGTATGGTAAGTCAATGTTAGAGGGTGGTAGAAAATTATTTAAGCAACTTCTTCTTATGGAAGATGCTATGCTTATCCATCGTATTATGAGAGCTCCCGAAAAACGTGTATTCAAAGTAGATATAGGAAATATACCACCAGGTGAAGTAGACCAATATATTTCTCAAATGATGAACAAGATGAAAAAAGTACCATTCGTTGATGAACGAACAGGACAATATAATTTGCGTTTCAACATGCAAAACCTTTTGGAAGATTTTTATTTGCCTGTACGTGGTGCTCAATCAGCAACAACAATAGAAACACTTCCGGGATTACAATATCAAGCAATTGAGGATGTTCAATACCTACAAAGTAAACTGTTTGCAGCTTTGAAGATACCAAAGGCATTCATGGGATATGATGAAACAACTGAAGGTAAGGCAACGTTAGCTGCATTAGACATTAGATTTGCAAGAACAATTGAACGAGTTCAGAGAATAGTAATATCCGAATTGACAAAGATTGCTATTGTCCATCTTTATGCTCAAGGATATGAAAATGCTGATTTGGTTAACTTTGAATTGGCATTAACAGGTCCATCGATTGTTTACGAACAAGAAAAGATAGCTCTTATGAAAGAGAAGGTTGATTTGGCTGGACAGTTAATGGAAAGAAAGTTGTTATCTATGAAATATATCTATGGTAATATTTTCAATTTAACAGATGATGAGGCTGAATTTGAACGTAATGAAATAATAGAAGATATTAAGCAAATATTCAGACAAAATCAGATAGAAAACGAAGGTAATGATCCTGTATTAACTAAGGAATCTTTCGGTACACCACATGATATTGCTTCATTGCATACAAAAGGTGGTGCAAAAACGTCACAAATAAATGATAATGAAATGCCCGAAGGAGGATGGCCTGGTTCAGGAAGACCAGCTAAAAATCTAAAATATGGAACAGATGACCATGTTTTTGGTAGAGATCCTATAGGTAAAAAGGATGTTGAAAACACATTAAAAATAAATCGTTCAATGAAATCCAATAATAAGAATACTAATGCATTATCAACTGAAGCAAAAAGAATGGAAAGTGTTATTAGTAGTATGAGTAATTTCAAGGTAAAGACTAAGGAAATCATCTCTGAAAGTCTTAGACCAGCCTCTAAAAAGGAAGAAATTGAACCAAATTTGTTGAATGAGAACAATTTATTGGATGAATTGTAAATAAATAATTTTTTTTCTATATTTATTCTATGAAAGTGTACACAATTGGTATTAAACAATATGAAGAAAATAAAACATTCAAAGTTTAAAAATACTGGAATGTTATTTGAGCTTTTAACCCGCCAAATAACATCGGATATTATTTCATCAAAGGAGTCTGTAGCAATTCAACTATTGCGAAAGCACTTTGGTAAAAATACCGAATTGATAAAAGAGTATAAACTTTATAAGACTCTATCGGATGAAAAGTTAAAATCCGATAATAAAGCATGTATGCTTATCGAAGCTGCTATAAAAACACGTAAAGGATTGGACAGACAAAAGTTGAGCCAAGAAAAATACGAGTTGATAAAGGCAATCAAAGAAAATTTTGATATTAATTCCTTCTTCCAAACAAAAGTACAAAATTATAAACTTTTGGCCTCAATATACAAAATATTTGAGTACAAAGAAATGGATAATCCAATGGAATTGACAAAATCAAGGATTACCATATTAGAGAATATAACATCAAAGACACCAACCACTGTGATAAATGAAACAGTAGATTTATCAACCCAACCAAAAGACCTAAGACTTCTATCGCAAAAACTTTTAGTAGAAAAATTCAACAAAAAATATAGCGATTTAAATGACTCACAAAAGGTAATTTTACGTGAATACATAAGTAATGTAAGTAATACCAACAATTTTAAGTCTATGGTGCAAGCTGAAGCGGTTGCTTTGAGAGAAATCTTCACAAAGAACATCCACAGGGTACAAGACAAATCATTAAAAATAAAATTAGCAGAAATAGTAAACCTATTGGATGAATATGAAAACATTAAAAAGGTTGAAGAAAATCATGTATCTGCTATATTAAGATATTACAGTTTAATAGAAGATTTATCGTGGAGTAAATAATGTCAACACCAAATGAAATACATCCGTATAGTTATCCAACATCATCTGCAACTGATTTTAAGAGATTAGGACACCCTGGTAAATGGAAAAAATCTATGTCAGTTTCTGGAACAACATGGTTTACGGGATCTAACTACGGTGTTGGTGCTCTCATGCCTATAGGAACCGCGGCTGGAACAGCACATTTAAGCGATGGTGGTACTATAAACTTAGCTCATTTAAAAGATGGACAAGTCTATGAGTTATCAGTTTCCCACATTGAAGGCGGATCGAATGTATATGCCTTATTTAGAAACCAAGTTATTAGGTAATTGTATGAAGACGGAACAATTCATAAAAAAAATATTGGAATCAGAAGACTTCAGAATATTTGAAGATGAAGGTGGAGCGGGTAATGTCACTGCAAACGTTGACGGTTATCAAACCCCCAAAGCTTTTGCTAAAGATGAAGACGATTTTGAAAAGCACGTAAAAGATAGGGCAGAAATGTTTGGATATAAAACTGTTGGTAAAAGTAAACACAAACATTTTAAGCCCGTATATGCAACTGAATCAAAATCCGATTATAAAAAAATGATGGACATTCTACAAGAAGCTACTTATAAAGATTATAAGAATGATGATACAAGAAGTACGAATAGAAAAATAAATGATTCCATACAGAGTATAAATAAAAGTATGTATGAAGTTGAACGTGCAGTAGAACATGCACTTAAATTAAAAACAGAAATGAGTGTTGACCAAAGAACATTGTGGGGCTCTTCAATATCAAGAATGAGAAAAATATCAGAAAGAGTGAACAGGATAACTAAAAAAATAAATGAATTGGGTGCTTAACATGAAACAATTACTCATAGACACTATGCTATTTCAAGTGAGTCCATCGCAGATAAACGAATCAACGTCAAAAAATGGTCGTGTTATCGTAGAAGGAGTCTTACAGAGAGCGGAAGCAAAGAATCAAAATGGTAGAATATATCCTAAAAAGATTCTAATGCGAGAAGTTAAGAAATATGCCGAGACTAACATAAAAGAAAATAGAGCTTTAGGTGAGTTAGATCATCCCGATTCATCGGTAATAAACCTTAAAAATGTTTGTCACAACGTTTTGGGTGTAAAGTGGGTTGGTGATGATGTAGTTGGTCGTGTTGAAATCCTACCAACACCATCGGGAAATATACTAAAAAATCTATTGATGGCTGGCATTCGTTTAGGTATTTCATCGAGAGGATTGGGTTCAGTGAGAGAAATAAACGAAAGTACAGTTGAAGTACAAGACGATTTTGAATTGATTGGATGGGATTTCGTATCAAACCCATCAACACATGGTGCCTTTATGTTCCCCGTTAAAGGTGGTGTAAACGAGAATATAATAACTGAATCGGTTGGTCATAATAAAAAATATATTGTAGACCAAAAATTAAATCGTATTCATAATAATATAACAAACATTATTTGTGAAATAGGAAATGTTTGTGAATGTATAATTGGAGATAGATGATGCCGGCATTTTCTCAACAGCAGCAAAAATTGATGGGATTGGCACTTGCCTATAAAAGAGGTGATGTTCCTGATTCAAAAGTAAGTCCAAAAATTAAAAAATTGGCAGATGCTATGTCTGAAAAGGAATTGGAGAAATATGCGAGTACCAAACATAAAGGGCTTCCAACAAAAGTTAGTGAAACCGATAAATCGAAAAAAATATCAAGGGAAGAACTAAATCAATTAGTTTCCGATGCGGTTGAAGAAGTTATGAAAGAACGTTTTAGTGTTAAAAAATTAACCCCTGAACAAAAAAAACAATACATAGAAGCAATATCAAACTATAAAAATTATGAAAATTTGATTTATAGATCCAATCAATTGCCACAGGCGGTTGCGGAAATAAAAAGTATGGTTGAATTTGCAAGTAAAAATATGATTGAAGAATCTGGTGATTGGTTTGATGGTATATCAACATCAAGAAACTCAAAACAATTAAAAGAATCCTTCAAAGAATTTGAAAAGTTAAGTGAAAAAATAACAAAATTACAAAGAAACTTAGAATCTATCTACGAAAATATAGGAAGACACTTCAGTAGATTCTACGAAATAAAAAACAAATAAAAGGATATGTTATGAGTGACAGAGTTTATAGTACAACACCAAAACCAGCCCATGTAAAAGTAAAGGCAAATGGAATGGATATTGACATAATGATAAAGATTTTTAAGAGAAAGGTAAAAGAGGCCGGAATCTTAGAAGAATATAAAGAAAGAATGGAATATGTAAAACCTTCAAAACGCCGTGTAGAAAGAAAAAATGCGGCTGTTAGAAGACAAAAAAAATTAGACATGGAAAATTTTTGATTTTTTTTCATGTTTTTAAAAAATAGCTGATATTTATAATAATAATACCCTATTCAATTAAGAAATTATAATATCTTAATATATGGGGTCTATACTTTTTTTTATTGATTGGCGTTGATAATAACACCAAATAGTTGGAGATTTCAAATGAATGACTTACTTAAAGAAGCGATAGCAGATGCTAAAGCAGTTCGTGAAGTTGCTCTTGCAAACGCGAAACTTGCTTTAGAAGAAGCTTTCACACCACGTCTCCAATCCATGCTTTCACAAAAGCTTTCCGAAGAGGCCGAAATGGATGATGAAGAATCCAAAGAGGTTGAAGAAGAAGGTTTCTTTAATGAATTTGCTATGGGTGAGGGAGAAGACGAAACAGAAGGTGACGAGGGCGGACACGATGATGAAGCTCACGGTGAGAAAAAAGAAGAAGGTGCTAACTACGATGAAGTAGATGAGTACTTTGCAGAGATGGAAAATCCAGAGGATGAGACTAAAGAAGAAGGCCGATATGAGGCTGAACATTCTGATGAAGAACCTATGGGTGAAGCTGAAAACGAAGATGAAGAAGAAATTGATGAAGACTTGATGGAGATTATCCGTCAGTTAGAAGAAGATTTAGGCTCTTCAGAAATCGGTAAAGGCGATAACAAAAAACCATCTGCAAAAGCTTCTGATGATTCTACACAAGATCCTGCTGGAAGTCAAAAAGTGGTACAGCTTGTTGAGGAAGAAGAAGAAAAAGTTGACGAAGCTAAAGAAGAAGATGAAGACGTTAACGAAATTCTTCGTGCAATACGTGAAGAAGATGATAAAGAAGAAAAAGTTGATGAAGCAAGTGAATTGGACATTAACGAAATTCTTCGTGCTCTTCGTGAAGAAGAAGATGAAGAAGAAAAAGTTGATGAAGCTAAGAGCGATGAGGAATTAGAAGAAGCAAATGCTAAACTACGTGAAGCATATGCGGTAATCACATTCTTGCGTTCAAAAATCAATGAAGTTAATCTCTTGAATTCAAAACTTTTGTTCTCTAACAAAATTTTCAAGAAGCATTCCTTGACTGAGAATCAAAAACTCACGGTTATTGAAAACTTTGATCGTGCTTCTAGCTTGCGAGAAGTTAAATTGGTGTTTGCAACCCTTTCTGAGGCATTAAAGTCAGCTAAGACTAACGTTAAACCTTTGAAAGAATCGTTTGCAAGTAAACCAATTGCAAGCACTCGTCCAAAAACAATCATCAATGAAGGTGATGACATGGCGAGCCGTTTACGTAAATTAGCTGGTTTAAAATAATAATTTAGGATAAAACAATGAGTATACAATCACTTTTAGGCTCTACGACTAATGCTCATAGACGCCTACTTGAAGAAAACAAAGGCATTGTTAAGAAGTGGGAGAAATCTGGCCTTCTTGACAACATTTCAGCAGAGTATGAAAAGAACGGTATTGCTGTTCTTCTCGAAAATCAGGCAAAACAACTTATCGATGAATCAAATCGTACAGGTACACAAGGTGGTTCCGAAGAATGGGCTGGCGTAGCTCTTCCTTTGGTTCGCCGTATTTTCTCAGAAATCGCTGCTAAAGATTTCGTTTCCGTGCAACCAATGAGTTTGCCATCAGGTCTCGTATTCTTCCTCGATTTCAAATATGGAACAGCACAACCTGGATTTGCAACAGGTGCTGGTAAAGATTCACAAGCAGATTCAGTATTTGGTGTAACAGGTAAAGAAGCTAAAAATGCTGATCCTACAGGTGGTCTTTATGGTGCAGGCAGATTTGGTTATTCAATCAATGAAGCAACAACTTCTCTCCTCACCGCAACACCATCAACAGTTAATGCTGGTAACTGTGCATATGGTTCAGTATCAACATCAACACCTTCAATCTATCAATTCGATTCAGAATTTGAAGATGCTTTTGCAGCTGATTTAGCCGCGGGTGATATTGAAACAGTTACAGTATCCGCTTTGTCAATGGATAACCATGATAAAGAAGCGATTCGTGCTTTCAAAATTAGTGGTTCAGGTATTCTCGAATACTATCCACAGTACACAACATCCAATACAGCAGATTCTCAAGTAACATTCGTTGTTCGTAAGACTGGTACAATTGGTGATGCTATGGTATGGTATGAAAAGCAACCAACTGCAACAAGCCGTGGTGACTTTGAAGAAGGTGCAACACAAACAGGTGCAACACTTGACATTCCTGAATTGAACTTAGAACTTCGTTCTGAGCCAATTGTAGCGAAAACACGTAAGTTGAAGGCAGTTTGGACACCTGAATTTGCACAAGACTTGAATGCTTATCACTCAATCGATGCTGAAGCAGAATTAACATCAATGTTGTCCGAGTACATTTCTCAAGAAATTGACCTTGAAATTCTCGATATGCTTATCAAGAATGCTCAAACAACAGAAAGATGGTCTGCACGTGTTGGTCGTACATACGATGCTGCTACAGGTCTCTTTGCAGATTATTCAGCTGCTCAGGCACAGGCATCTGCTTTCAATCAACAAACTTGGTTCCAAACACTTGGCACTAAGATTCAAAAAGTATCTAACATTATTCATCAGAAGACACTTCGTGGTGGTGCAAACTTCTTGGTTTGTTCCCCTCAAGTTGCTACACTTCTTGAATCAATGCCTGGATATGCAGTTGATGGTGAAGGTATGAAGTTTGCAATGGGTGTACAAAAAGTTGGTCAACTTAATGGTAGAATTACTGTTTATAAGAACCCATACATGCTTGAAAATCAAGTATTGGTTGGTTTCCGTGGAACACAATTCCTCGAAACAGGTGCGGTATATGCTCCATATATCCCACTCGTAATGACACCATTGGTATACGATCCAACAAACTTTACACCACGTAAAGGCGTAATGACACGTTATGCTAAGAAGATTGTTCGTCCCGAATTCTATGGTTTGATCCAAATCGAATCATTGGGTGACATCTAATAGTTTAATTTGTTGGTATAGAATGTGGTTGTTCGGTAATCCCGAACAACCATTTTTTTTTTATGTACACCACGATTTTTTTATTAAAAAAAACTATTTATTACTAATGATAGACAGTATTGATTATATGGACCTTATAAAATTGGGTGTGTCAAGCTTGGCAACACTCTTTGGTGTATTTTTATCATGGTATCTAAAATATAGATACGGGGAATACAAACAAAAGAAGTTGGACAGAGAAATTTCACATTCAAAACTAATACAAACTATATTAGATCAATTGTTAGAAGAATATGGTTGTCAACGTGCTTTCATTTTACAAAGGCATAATGGTGGCAAGTATAAGACAGGAAAATCAATGTCTAAACTATCAACATCATTTGAGTCTCTTGAAGATGGGGTTAGTTCAGAATTTAGAGCTTCACAAAACTTACCAATGACATTATATTCAAATTTTGTCGATGATGTTTCAAAGTTGAAAGCAATATACGAATCAGTAGAACATATTGACGATTTAATAACAAAAGCTTTTTTTTCACAACGAGGAACCAAGTCCGCTGCGGTATATCCAATCAAAAAAGGATCGGAGTTGATAGCGTTAATAGGTTTTGAATGGACACATACTTCGGATGATTTTGCAAATATTCTTGGAAAAATGCAAGATGATGTAAAAACTATGGGCGAAACCCTTTCTAAATTATTATAGGAGTAATTATGGATTTTAACCATAACGAAAATGAGGACTCAGGAATAATGAGTTCTGGTCATGAAGAAATCGGTGGAATTAATAATACAGGAATAAAAAAAGGAAGAAAAACCATAAAGAATAAAATTCAGTTTCAATTAACATTAAATGAAGAACAGAAGTTAATAAAATCAAAAGCTTTGTTGGATACAATATCTGTTTTTTTGGGAAAGGCTGGTTCAGGAAAAACATTGTTAGCAACTCAAATAGCATTAGAATATCTTTTTTATAGAGAGGTGGATAGAATAATAATAACAAGACCAACGGTATCGAATGAAGATTTAGGATTCTTGCCAGGAAATATAAAAGAAAAAATGGATCCTTGGTTAGCACCAATTCATGCAAACATGTTTATGTTATCTAATAAAGAAAAAATTGAAAAATTAATTGCTGAAGATAAAATAGAAATAGCACCCATTAGTTTCTTACGTGGTCGAACATTCGTAAATGCTTGTGTGATAGTGGATGAATCACAAAACGTGACTAAATCACAAATGGAAATGATACTATCTCGTTTGGGAATAAACTCCAAAATGATGTTAACAGGTGATATATCACAAATAGATTTGAAAAATAAAAAGGATTCTGGTCTGCCACATCTTTATGATATGCGTGATAAGATAAACGGTTTAGGCATATATGAATTAAAAACAAATCACCGTCATCCAATAGTTGATGATATATTAGAATATTTTGAAGAAAATAGAACGGAGAAGTAAATGGTAGATATACCAGTATGGCCAGGAAGTTCATCATTTAGTCCGGGAAGAACACCCTTTGGATTTTTTGATTTAGATCCTCAATTCCAAATAGATTCTGATAATGTAGCTGATTGGTGTGCTAAACGATTGGGTTATCCGTTGGTTGATATAGAACTACAAGCTGAAAACTTCTATGCTTGTTTTGAAGAAGCTACAGCTGAGTACTCAAACCAAGTCAATCAGTATAATATCCAACAGAATTTATTGAGCTTGATTGGAACACCAACCTCTAATAATTTAACACACAGAGTTGTCTCTCCAACATTACAGCCAATGATTGATATAGCAATGGAATATGGGGTGGATTCATTTGTAAACGCAAATGTACCTTACTACACGGCTTCCATTGATATTAGACCGGGACAACAAGTCTACAGCCTAAATAATCTAATCAGAGATGTTTTAGTACCTACGGGTTCAATAGAAATAAAAAGAGTACATCATTACTCTCCACCGGCTGCTATGCGATTTTACGATCCATATTTGGGTAATCAAGCTATGTTGGACACATTCGGATTCGGTGCGTATTCCACGGGTGTCTCATTTATGCTTATGCCAATGTATGCGGACTTACTAAGAGTACAGGCTATAGAATTTAATGATATGATGCGTAAATCAACTTTTTCATTTGAAATATTTAATAATGATTTGCGTATATTCCCAAATCCAACGAGGGAGTTCAAGGTTTGGATTGATTATGTGGTTAAAGAAGAACGTAGTAATCCACTGAAAACACCCGGTACTGGCTCAGTATCCGATATGTCAAATGCACCATATCAATTAATGCCATATCGTGGCATAAATTCAGTAGGTAAACAATGGATATACAAATATGCACTTGCATTGGCAAAACAATCATTGGGGTATGTGAGAAATAAATACACAAGTATACCAATACCGAATGGTGAAACAACATTGGGTGATTTATTAGCGGGGGCTGCTGAAGATAAAGCAGCACTTTTAGAAGAATTACGTGGTATGTTGGATTCAATGACTCGTACTAAACTTTTGGAAGCAAAAGCTTTGGAGGCGGAAAATTTGGAAAAAACGTTAAGCACTGTTCCGGCATTTATTTATATTGGATAATTGAGGAATACTAATGCCATTATTTCATGGACAAAGAGATGCTAATTTAGTTAATAAATTAAATTTGGAATTGGTTGTTGATATAATAGATACTGAAGTTGCGTTGTACAAACTTTCTTTGATAGATACAAAGACTAATATGTACAATGAATCGGATAAAAAGATATACCATAGTCCTATAAAGATAGCAGCTTTAATAGATAGACAAGTACAGACTTATGAAGGTACTGAGTTTGGCCAAGACTACACACAACAATGTAGTTTTGGATTTGTTCGTGAATATCTTAAAGGGTTTGATGTTTACGTTGAAGTTGGTGATGTAATAGAATTTAATGGTGAATGGTGGGAGATAGATGCGATAGAGGAGACTCAATATTTTGGTGGTAAGAATCCAGACTATGCTTTCTCAGGTGATAGATGGGGTTTGAATGTTTCTATAATAGCTAATTCACACTTGACAAGACGTTCAAGAATTAATATTGAAGAATTCAGACCAGCAATAATAAATGATCACAATGATATACCGAGCAACATATAATGAAAAATTCATCCAAATATAGATTACCTCCAATAAAACGTACTCGTGACAGCTTTATAGATGATTTCAATTCACAACAAAATCCAAGAATTGATTTAGGTAAAGCAAGACACACCCAAACACGCCGTGATAAAGACAAGGTACGTAGTTTAGGTATAACACTATATGATATTGATTTTGCTGTAAAGTCTTTTGTAGATCAACGCATGCAATTGCGTATAGAAGATAACGGCGAAATAATATCAGTTCCAATCATATATGCAAATTCCGAAAAATGGGCTTCCATACAAAAAGATGGTTTCCTAAAAGACAAGAAAGGTAAAACGATAGTGCCATTAATAACATTCAGAAAAGCGAGTGTTGTTATGGTGGATGAGATGCGTAGAAACAAAGTTGCAACGGTTGATCAAATACACTATGTAATGAAACAAGCTTATAGTAAAAATTATAAGTATGATAAATTTAGTGTTTTGAATGAACCGAGACAAAAACCATATGAATATTATTTAACACCAGCACCAGATTATGTTGATGTTACTTATGAGTTTATTTTATGGTGCGAATACCAAATGCAATTGAACTACATAATAGAACAATTTATCTACTATACAGGACAATCATTTGGTGATAGGAATTTCTTTAAGTTCCCAACACACTTGGAAAACATATCAGTTGAGGACAGTAACACTTCAGGACAAGACCGTTTAGTTAGGGCTTCATTTCAAATGAAGGTTCATGGGTATCTATTACCCAAAGATATTGGGGGAATGACAACAACTAAACGAGTTGTTACGCCAAATAAGCTTCAATTTGTTTCCGAAACATTCACAGACATCAATACAATACTATTCCGTGAGAATCAAAACGATGGATTTAGGTCTTTAAATACTCCACTGGATAACGATTTAAGAGATTATGAGACGAGATTAGACTAATTTTTTTTGAATAAATATTAAAAATATCATATTCTACGAAAAATAGTTTATATTTATATGTGTATTTATTTACTTATATTTAATGAGGTTTTCTATGGCTGAGAATTTAGAGAAAGAAGTTTCACAAGAAGATATTGATAAAGTGAAACAGTTGCGTTCAAAGTATGCTCAAACAACTGCACAAATTGGTCAAGTTGAAATAGAGTTACATGTTATGAAGCGTCAAATTGAAGAATTGACACAAATCCGTGAGCAGTTATTTACTAACTACTCCACTTTACAAAATGAAGAACAAGATTTGGTTAAAAGTCTTAATGAAACATACGGTGACGGTGTATTAGATTTGGAAGCTAATAAATTCGTTGCATCGCAATCTTAATGTGTTGCTGATAAATCTGACTTAATTACATAATTTTCTGGAGAAAATAGTGGCTACTGAAAGAATAGTAAGTCCTGGAGTGTTCACCAATGAACGAGATTTGTCCTTTTTACCGCAAGGTATTGGGGCTATTGGTGCAGCTCTTGTAGGACCAACTTTGTTGGGACCGGCATTTGTCCCAACATTGGTTAATGGATATGCCGAATTTGAAAAGATGTTTGGTGGAACATATGAGCAATCATATCTGCCTTACACTGCTAAGAGCTATTTAACAAATGCTGGTTCAGCAACTGTAGTTAGAGTTCTTGGATCTGGTGGGTATTCTTTGAAACACCCAATTGCTATTGTTGCAAAATATGCAGATCCTGAAACAGAAGCTACAAGTTCACGTTTGGTATCATTCCTTCACCCAACATTTGTTGTAACTAGCAATGATGATGTTTCTTTATTTAATAAAACAGTATTGGTTAAAAACACAGACAGTTTTGTTTTAACTCTGTCTGGATCCTTTACAACAGATACATCTACATTTACAAATGCTCAGAATGAAAACGGTGTAGCTGTAAGTGCTTCTATCGATCCAGATAGCGATTCATTCATAGGTGATATTTACGGATATAACCCGTATGGAACACGTGCTGTTTACAACTATGCTTGCTTTACCAATGATTTAAGAGCGTTGATCGATTCATTAGGTTATGTTCCAGAAATTGAAATACAAAGTGGAACATCAGCATCAGAATGGGATTTCACAAATGATTATTCTGAAGCTTCAACCCCTTGGATAACATCACAAAAATTAGGTGGTTCAGCAAATGACCTATTCAGATTCCACACATTGTCTCACGGTGTACATAGTAACTATCAAATTAAAGTTGGTATTGCTAATATACGTGCAGCGGGAACAATTGCTGGTACAGAATACGGTGAATTCGATGTGATAATACGATATGTTGATCAGTCTAAATTACCACAAACACCGTTTACCTATCAGGATGAAGATATTCGTCCAAACATAGTAGAACAGTTTAGATGTAATTTGGATCCAAATTCTCCAAGATTCATTTCAAGAGTAATTGGTGACAGATTCGTTACAATCACAGGCGAAGGTAAAGTTGTTGTAAACGGTGATTATTCAAATAAATCAAGCTATGTTAGAGTTGAAGTAAGTGAAGCTGTTGCTAATGCAGCTGTACCTACATCATATATTCCGTTTGGATTCCGTGCATTGATGTCACCGATACCTGAAGGATTTGCTCAACCAGCAGCTTCTACATATGTAACTCAACAAAGAATAAACAACATCTATAATAGACGAGTTTATTTTGGATTTGACTATGATTTTGGTGAATCCGATAACTTCAACTATTTGCGTCCTTTGCCAGTTGCATCACGTCAAGTTGTTGCTAATAATGTAGATTTTTATTTGGGTGATCATAATCAAGATGCTGGTGCTAATTTCCCAACATCTGCAAACCCATATACAGGCAAAATTGATTTAACATCAAATACATCACCCGATACACGTAAGTTTATGGTGCCTTTCCAAGGTGGATTCGATGGTCACAAACCGAATTTGCAAAAGAAAGTTGGAACTAATATAACAGCGGGTAACACACAAGGATTTGATATTTCATCAACAAGTGCTGATGGATATATTTCTTACAAGAAGGCATTGGATACTATTTCAAATGCTGACGAGTTTGATATTAATATGATGGTAACGCCAGGTGTTCTACATTCTTTACATTCTCCAATTACAAACTATGCTAAGGAAATATGCGAAGAACGTGGTGACGCTTTCTATGTAATGGATTCTGTTGCTATTGATGACAACATCGCTACAGCAGTTTCAGTAGTTGAACCATTAGACACAAATTATGCAGCTACATACTACCCTTGGGTTAAGATATTAGATGTTGATAGAAATAAACCTGTATGGGTTCCACCTTCAGTGGTTCTCCCTGGTGTTATTGCTTTCAATGATAGAGTTGCAGCTGAATGGTTTGCTCCTGCTGGTTTAAATAGAGGCGGTTTAACTGAGGTTATCGAAGTTAAATCACGTTTGACACAAGGTGAGCGTGACGTACTATATGAAGGTAGAATTAATCCAATCGCAACATTCCCAGCAACGGGTGTTTGTGTTTGGGGACAAAAAACACTTCAAGGTCGTCCTTCTGCTCTTGACCGCATCAATGTTCGTAGACTCTTGATAGCCGCTAAGAAGTTTATTGCATCTTCTACAAGATACCTTGTATTTGAACAAAATACTTCTCAAACCCGTGCAAGATTCTTGAATATTGTAAATCCATATCTCGAATCAATTCAACAACGTCAAGGTTTATTCTCATTCCGTGTTATCATGGATGAAAGTAATAACACACCTGACATAATTGACCGTAACATTCTTTATGGACAATTGTTCTTACAACCAACACGAACTGCTGAATTCATTATATTGGACTTTAATATTCAATCAACAGGTGCTGCTTTCCCAGGAGCTTAATACAAATAACGGGGTGAGTTAATTCTCACCCCAATATTTTTAACATTTACTATATTTATGCTAAAGCATATTTTAATTTCGGAGACATAAATGGCTGAATTACTTAATTCTAATGAGATATTTTTTACCCCATTTGAGCCAAAACTCCAAAACCGATTTATTATGTACATTGAGGGCGTTCCTTCTTGGTTAGTTAAGGGTGCGGGAAGACCAAACATTAACTTTAATCCAATCAAGTTAGATCACATCAACGTATATCGTAAAGTTAAAGGTAAAGGGGAATGGCAGGATCTAACCATTAAACTATACGATCCTGTAGTGCCTTCGGGTGCTCAAGCGGTAATGGAATGGGTACGTCTTTCACACGAATCTGTGACGGGACGTGATGGTTATTCCGATTTCTACAAAAAGGATATTACATTCTTTACACTTGGTCCTGTAGGTGATAAAGTTGAAGAATGGACATTGAAGGGTGCATTTATTATTGCAACCACTTTTGGTGAAATGGATTGGGCAAATGATGCTTTCGTTGAGATTTCTCTCACATTAGCATACGATTATGCGATACTCCAATACTAATTCTACAATTTATTTGTAAATTTTTATTGAAAAAAACTATTTTCGAGAAATTACCCTATATTTATACATGAAAGTGTTTATGAATATAGGGTTTTTTATTTTGTTATGGAATCTACAATAAGAACAATACTCGTTACCGGGGGTTGTGGTTTTATAGGAAGTAATTTTATACATAAATTGCTTAAAAGAGAAAACAACAATATCCAAATAATCAATTTAGACGCATTAACATACGCTGCAAAAGAAGAAAATCTACAAGAATTTATTGGTGATAAATTTTATAAATTTTATCACGGTAGAATTGAGGATGAAGAATTTGTGGAAAAGATATGTAAAGCACATGATGTCGAAGGAATAATCAACTTTGCAGCCGAATCACATGTAGACCGATCAATAGAAGATTTTAAACCGTTCTTGATAACAAACGTTACAGGAACACTATCCTTACTGAATGTTGCTAAAAAACTTAAACTAAAAAAGTTTGTTCAGGTGTCTACCGATGAAGTATATGGTTCATTAGAACTAAACTCAAACGATAAGTTTACAGAAAATTCACAAATCTTACCAAATTCACCATACTCAGCTGCAAAGGCAGCTGCCGATGGGTTTGTTAGGTCTTTTTATCACACATACGGTGTACCAACAGTTATTACACGTTGTTCAAACAACTACGGTCCACGTCAATTTCCAGAGAAATTAATACCACTTATGATATTAAATGCACTTGACGATGCAAAATTGCCAGTATATGGTGATGGTTTGAATGTTAGGGATTGGATTCATGTTGACGATCACTGTCATGCTGTTTGGTTAGCATACGAGCGTGGTGTAAATGGTGAAGTTTATAATATTGGATCAAATAATGAGATTGATAATATAACAATAGTTAAAAAATTACTAATGATATTGGACAAATCCGATAACTTAATAGAATATGTCGATGATAGATTAGGGCATGACCGAAGATATGCGATAGATTCAAGTAAAGCTGAGAGTGAATTGGGTTGGAGACCGAAAATATCCTTTGAAAACGGTCTTAGATCAACAGTTGAATGGTATTTAGCGAACAAAAATTAGTAATTTTTTGCAAAATACATAATTATATTAGATAAATGTTTTAATTTTAACCCATAGGAATTAAGTTATGTCAAAAGTACCAAATGCTTACAACATTCCCGAAACTTTGAATGCCGAAATGAGTGATGCCGAAATAAAAGAGCGATTACTGTCGGAATTTAAACAAACGGAAGTAAAAAAGAGTAATTTCCCAACAGAAGTTGTGCCACTACCATCACGTGGACTATTATACCCCGAAGGACATCCTTTAGCAGATGGTTTCATTGAAATGAAATACATGACTGCTAAAGAAGAAGATATTTTAACATCCCAAAATCTAATCAAGCAGGGTGTTGTGTTAGATAAATTGTTTGAGTCTTTGATTGTTACACCCGTTAATTACAATGATATTTATAGCGGTGATAAGAACGCTATAATGGTTGCAGCTCGTCTATTAGGATATGGTAATGACTATACCGTTGAATTGGAAGATCCATTTTCTCCAGGAACTAAACAAAAAGTAACAATAGATTTATCTCAAATCGAGCACAAGGAGGTCGATTACAGCTTATTTGAGAACAGAAAGAACGAATTTGACTTTGAACTTCCAAATTCAAAACGAGTAGTAACATTTAGACTTATGACTCATGCTTTAGAAAAACAAATAGAAACTGAAATTAAAGCGAGTAATAAGACTATAATAAAAACAGGTATTGATAGGGAATTAACAACAAGACTCAAACATATTATTATTGGCATTGATGGTGAAACAGGTCGTGCTGTTGTAAATAATTTCGTTGATAATGAATTATTTGCTGTAGATTCAAGAGCACTCCGCACATACATCAAAACAATATCTCCAGACTTAGATATGACATTCACATTCATATCAGAAGCCACTGGTGACGTAAAGGAGTTGGACATCCCGATGGATGTCTCCTTTTTTTGGCCTAACTCCTGAGTATAAATTAGGTCTTCATAGAGAATTATTCTCACTGTGTTATTATTCTGAAGGTGCTTTTACTTGGAGTGAAACATATTCAATGCCAATTCATCTACGTAGATTCTACATAAAAGAAACGAGTGAGGCAATTGAAAGACAGAATAAACAGTATGAAGACGCATCGAAAGGTAATTCATCATCAGCTGTACATCAACCAAATGTGCAAAATGTTGGATCATTATACTCAAAATAAAGCGATAAATTTCATGTCCACATATTTATTATATGTGGACTTTTTTATTCTATTCTAACTTTTCGGTGTAATTTTAATGGCAAAAAAGAAAAATACAGGTAGACCAGCCCCAAAACCCACCCAACAAAAACAAAGTGGTTCTAATGAAAATGCTGAAAACGGTGACAGACAAAGTAAATTGTTAGACCTATTAAAACGCAGAAAAGAATTAGAAACTGAAATACTTGCATTAAAAAAACAGATATTTACTGAAGATAAAAATGATGCTGAACAGATTGATAAGATTAATCGGTTTGAGGGAAAACGCGTTAAACTTACTAAAGAATATTTTGATTTATTAGAGAAGATAGCAAAGATACGAAAAGATGAACGTGAAGAACTTGTTAAGATAGAAAAATTAGAGATAGATAAACAAAAACGTCAAAAGGAAGAAGAAAAAAGAATAAAAAGTATTCAAGAACACCATGAAGAAATCGGAGACTTACAAGAAAGGGCTCAAGTATTAATGCGTTCATTGAGTGAAGAAGCTCAAAAACAGGCAACGAGTTTAGGATTGACTGCTTCAAATGCAAAAACATTAGCGGAAGAAATAAAAGATGCAAACATACAAATAACAGATTCAGCTCAAATAAATAAATCATTTGAAAAATCAATGACATCTGTTATGAACATCGCAAAAGAGATGGATGCTTTGGAAGGACGTATCGCTGAAAACATGCAAAATTCTGTTGATGGTCAATCTAAATCGTTAGACTTGTATGAAACAGAAAGAAATCTTAAAATGGCAATGGCTCAATTAGATTTGAATGCTAATAAATTGGGCGTTGAACGCTACATGGCATTAAAGAAAACAACTGATTCATTTGAAGGACAGTTTAAACGAATAACAAAAGTTAATAATGCATTAAAAGATCAATCAAAAATTGTTGCTAAAAATAAAAAAGATACTGCTTCTGCCTCAAGTCCATCGGATGTTAAATCTATGGAAAGTAATGCTGATAAAATGGGCACATCAATGGGTGATAGATTCAATAGGGCAATGGAACGAGGTGCGAGTAAAGTTGGTGGTTGGGTAGATACCATTGCAAATAAAATACGTGGTGCAATGGAGTGGGCGGTTGATAAAATAAAGAACGGAATAAAAACAGTATTCTCAGCGGTATGGGATTTTGTCAGTAAAATATTTTCTATTTTTTACGATTCTGTTATGGATTTGGATAAAAGGGCAGCTGAAACAAGTAGGATTTTTGGTGTTAATAGAAAAATGGCATTTGATATGGAAAAGTCATTTGCAAAAATGGCATTATCAGCAAACATCATAGGACAAAATTCAGAACAATATAGGGAAACAACTTCATTTTTAGCAGATACATATGGACTTGGTGTTGAGACACTAATGGGTGGTGATGCACAAATTGGTATAATAAAAAATATGACAACCTTACGGGAACAGTTTCAATTAACAAATGACGAAGCTAAAAACTTATTTGAGTTTAGTGTGTTAACCGGGACAAGTATGGACAAGTTAGCACAGGTTACTGACAAGATGAGTGGTGGTATAATGCAAACTCAACAGGCATTAAAAGCCATGGCAAATGTTCCCAAGATAATGCAATTAAATATAAAGACCGGTTTAGCGGGATTAGCTGCCTTTGCAGCTAAAGCAAAATTAATGGGGGTTGATTTTGGTAAGATACAACAAATGCAAGATTCTATGTTGGATATTGAATCTTCATTGGGAAAACAATTTGAATCCACCGCGATAACGGGCATTCATATAGGTGACATGGACAAAATAAGAGCGGCTGCTCTTTATGGTGAAACCGATAAGATGTTTGATCTTATTATGAAAAATATTGGAACGGTAGATCAATTTAAGGGTCTTCGTGGTGGTGTTATCGGTCAAAAGGCATTTGCTGGACAGTTTGAAATGTCACGGGAAGAAATGATTGAAATGTTAACACGTGGTGAAATGCTTAAAAAATTAGGATTGTCCTTTGAAAAGGCTGCAAGACTCCAAGCTAAAAATGAAAAAGAACTACGTGCTATAGCTGAACAAGAAAGGAAAGCTGGTAATATTAACCGTGCAAACTTCATAGACAATATTGCAAATGAAAAAAAACACGCTGAGATTATGACGAAAATAAATGATAAAATAGAAAAAATGAAAATGCAGTTTGCACCAGCGGCTAGTAGAATATTGGATCTTATACATAAGATATTGGATAGATTATTGAATAGCCCAATATTCGATAAAATAATGCAGTTTATGAATAATGCTGTTGAGAAATTCGTAAAGAATTTAGATGATTTTCTATCTGGTAAAATATCGTTTAAGGATCTATTTTCAGGGGTAGATTTCGGTTTGGGTGCGTTATTTAAAGAAATATTCAATGATCCTGCAATAAAAGAGTTTGCAAATTCTTTAGGTTTGGATAAAATAAATATATCGTTAAAAGGATTAAAAGAGACATTAGCTGGAATAGAAGAAAAGTTAGGAGTAGTAACTTGGCTATTTGATAATTGGGGAAAAGTTTTGGGCGTAGTTTCTGCCTTGATACTAACCAAATTTATAGGTATGGGTGGATTATTTAAAATGGCAGTCGGTGCTGGTGTTTTAGCTGGTGCAATGTATTTTCTAACTGATTCTTTTGAAAGATTAGCAAAAGTAAATGCTGACAATCTTAAAAATGTGGGAATAATAATGGGTGTTATGCTAGGTGGGTTAGTAGGATTAGGTGCGTTAACAGGTCAATTCCCACAAATTATTCTTGGCATAGTCATTATAGTAGCTTCGTTTAGACTATTGGTTGGTGCTATGCTTGCATTGGCAGAAGTTGCTGATAAATTAAAACCTGTATTTGACTTCTTATTAGAACTTGGTAAACTTATATTACAACATTTTAAACAGATGCAAGATTTAGTATACAATTTAGTTAAACTACTTGCAGACTTTCTAATAGAAGCCGTAAAACAAGTTGGTATTTTAGTAGTAAACGTTTTAACTGCTATCGGTGACAATATGGTAAAAATAATAAGCAAAATACAACAAGCAGCTGAAACATTAATACCAATATTCAGAGATGCTATTGTAGCTCTATTAAATTCGGTTGGGCAAGCTTTCAAAGTTGTTTTTGATTCCATATTTGGTGGTATAACTGCTGTAATAGAAAAGGCTTTAACAAAAGTAAATGAAGTTATTTATGTAATAAAAGATTCAATAGTAGCTGTAATAGAGTCCGTAAAGTCTGCTATAGACACATTAGCGGGTGCATTTATTCGTGTGTTGGATAAAGTAATAGAGTTAGTAAAATCAAATCCAGGTAATATAGTAAAGATTGCAGAGGCAATGGCGAGTATAGCTTGGAGTTTAGGAAAAATGTCATCGGGTATCTTCGGCAGTTCAGGTTCTAAGTTTGCTGAGTTTATGGAAATAGTGCATGTTGCAGACCCAGGAAGAATACAAGCGGTTGCAAATAGTATAAGAATGTTGACACAAGCTATTCGTGAGTTGAATGGTGCAATGGGTAACTTCAATACTAATAAATTAAACATGGTTGTTAGTAAAACACAAAACACAACACCAATACGACCGGGTGGAACAAGTATATGGGGTGATTTTAAGTCAGGAATATCGAATCTTTGGAACAGTGCAACATCATTTTTATCAGGTGGTTCACAACAGAAGTCTACAAAAATGACATCACCACAAAGAAGTTTTTCTGTTGCTTCAAGTCCTGGACAAGCACAACAGCAACAATATACGCAGACGCAAACCACAAACCCATCAACAAAAGAGATGGAAAAGAAGTTGGATACTATAATAAAAATATTGTCAAGTCAATCAACACAAACCGCTCAAATTAGATTCGGTGAAAAGTTTGTGGAAGAAGTTAAAGTACAATTGGGTAGAATTAGTGATGTTGATGGTAATATTGACTCTGCACGTGGTAGATTCATAAAATAATAAACACACACATATTTATATGAAATAATAGGAAAGTGTATGTCATTGTTAGACTTAAAATCAGATTTATCAAAATACCGTTGGAAAGGTCCAGGTGCCCCCGTAGATCCAAGCTCGAAAACACCTAGGGCAACGAGTTATGGCGATAACTTTGGTTCGTTTCAACCAATATCCAATACGTTTATAAAATCGGGTAATTTACCAAAAGTCGTTCAACCAAAGGAAGTTGATTTGATTGGGAAGTTAGATGACACCCGTTTGGATAATATAGTTACTGATATGCGTGAATCACAATTGGTTCAACGTTTAGAAAATACAAGATTGGATGATATACAAAAACCACAAAATAGAAATATTCTTATTAATGCTGTTTCATCATTATCACCACAGGCAAAAGACGATGTTACAAACCAATTCAATAGAATAACAACGGAAGATGTTACATCCGAATTAGCAAAAATAAATCAAGATATATCTCAGACAAACATAACAAAATCAGATGTTGTGGTTTTGAAATCAACAACCGCTGGTGAAAACAACACAAGGTCTAATGTTGATATAATAAAGAGTGACAATCAACGTGGTAATGTACGTGATCCAAACGTTGTAATAAATAGGACACCATTATTCATAAATAGAGAAGCACAGTCTGCTGTAATAATAAAAGATTTAAGAACAACAACAGACAATATAACAGATCCTGGAACACCTGTAAACAAAGTTGTTCAAACGGTAGATAGACAAAATCAATCGCCATCAATAAACACCTACAATGATTTAAATGGTTCTATTGTTAATTTAGAGACAAATAATTTAGTAGATGATACACAATTTGATATTGTTGGTACACCATCAAGATACAACACAGATTCCAAATTAGTATTGAAACAACGTGCAACTATTGACACAACACGATACGATCAGGTATCCGATATATTGGGTGCGCCAAGTAATCTAAACTTGGATGACGTTAGCGAAACAAACCCAAGTGGAAGACATAACACAGATAGAAACACGGAACTGTCAAATAAAAATGGCCAAGAAATAGACTTCTTTCCCAACACAAATGCAGAAGGGTTCACTAACAAAGTCCAATCGGGTGTAACCGAATACGATTTGGATTCTTCGGTTTTAGGATTTGACGGTGTAACTGAAGCAAATTACTTTGATATAACAAATAGATTTACAACTGAAGGATTCCACGCATTTGCACAGACACGTGAAGACACGAAATTTAAAGATGGTGCTTCTGAGTTTGATTGGGATAAAAATGTACCACTATCGGATTACTTTGATACAAATAGAACCTATACAAGAAGTGGATTTCATTCGTTTGCACAAACAGGTGAGGCCACCAAGTATAAAGTAGAGTCGAGTATTTTCGATTGGGATGGTGTTAGAACACAGTCACCATCGGTAAATTATTTTGACCTAACCAATAGATATACAACAGATGGATTTCACAACTTTGCAGTAGAGTATGATACAAAATACATAGTTGGTTCTTCTAGATTTGATTGGGACGGTTTACGTGGTAGTGCTCCATCTACAAATTATTTCGATGTTGCTAACATAAGTACATTTAGAGGATTTCACAATTTTGCAATAACTAAAGAACCAACATCATATCAAACAAGACTGTTAGGAAGTTCTTTAGTATTAACAGACAACGCTTCTTTATTGGATTGGGATGGATTAACAGTTCCAACCGTTAACTTTTTTGATTTAACAAATAGAAGCACATTTCGTGGATTTCATGCTTTTGCAACAACAAGAGAAGCTACTTCGTATCAAACATCACTGATTGGTAGTTCTTTAGTTCTCACCAATAACGCCTCATTCTTGGATTGGGATGGGACTGTGAATAATGTACCCACTGTTAATTTCTTTGACCAAAATAATCTTAGAACATTTCGTGGTTTCCATTCATTTGCAACAACATTAGAACCAACTTCATATCAAAATGTTAGAGTTGGAACCGCGTTTACACTTAGAACAAATGCTACGGTATTTGATTGGAATGGTGTACGTGTAAATGCTCCTGCTGTAAACTTCTTTGATCAAAATAATATTAGAACATTTAGAGGTTTTCATACCTTTGCACAAACTCTTGAACCAACTTCATATCAAACAAATGCAATTGGAACTACATTAGCATTAAGACCAAACGCAACTGTATTTGATTGGAACGGTATACGTGTAAATGCTCCTGCTGTAAATTTCTTTGATTTAACAAATCTACATACATTTAGAGGATTCCATACTTTCTCAACAACATTGGAACCAACTTCGTATATTCAGGGTGCATCATTTTTAGATTGGGATGGTCTAAGAGCCGCAGCTCCTGCCGTTGATTTCTTTCCATCTTATGCTGTTCCACGTGGATTCCACACATTTGCAAGAGAATATGATACGTCATATAGAAATATACAATTGGGTTTAACATCTGTATTAGATCCATTTGCTTCGTTTTTAGATTGGGATAGTCCGTTTTTAATAAATACACCACAACAACCAGGTGCTCCTGCTGTTAACTTCTTTGATTTAACTAATAGAAGTACAACTCGTGGTTTTCATCTATTTGCACAAACAGGTGAACCAACGTCATATAGAATACAAAGATTGGGACAAGGTGGATTTGGTTTAGATCCAAATGCTTCATTTTTAGATTGGACTGGTGGTAGACAAAACGCACCAACTGTAAATTATTTTGCTAATTGGCCTGCTGGACCAACAACGAGAGGGTTCCATGCTTTTGCTCAGCAAGCTGAACCTACATCTTTTGCAACTGTTCAATCGGGAAATGTAATAGCACTGAGAGCAAATACATCAAGATTTGATTGGAACGGTTCAAGTACATTTGCTCCAGCCGTTGATTTCTTTCCATCGTATGCTGTTCCACGTGGATTCCATACCTTTGCAAGAACATTTGACACATCGTATAGAACTACACAAGTTGGACTGACATCAGTATTAGATCCATTTGCTTCAGCATTTGATTGGGATAGCCCATTCTTAGTAAATACAGCACAACAACCAGGTGCTCCTGCGGTTAACTTCTTTGATTTAGCAAACAGAAGTACAACTCGTGGATTCCATACATTTTCGCAAACAGGTGAACCAACATCATACCAAACAAGAAGATTGCAGGGTGGTGGATTTGGATTGACAGATAATGCTTCTTTCTTGGATTGGAATGGTGGAAGACAGAACGCTCCAACCGTTAACTTCTTCGATCCAAATAATATAAACACATTAGCGGGATTCCATTCGTTTGCAACAACACGTCAAAATACACGGTATAATACTGGAACAATAGGTAACAACCTCTTAGCACCAGGTGCAACTACATTTGATTGGAACGGTTTGCGTAATAATGCTCCTGCTGTTAATTTCTTTGATTTAAACAATGTAAGCACCACACGTGGATTCCACACATTTGCTGACTTGAGTGGTGGAACAACCGCTTATAGATTGGCAGTAGGATTTAATCCAGTTTTGGGTGGTTCTGTAAACTTTTTAGCACCAGGTGCTACTAATTTTGATTGGGACGGTTTAGATCCATATTCAATTAGAACAACTAATTTCTTTGGATTCACAAACACAACAAGATTTGGATTCATGGTGAACATGTCTCAATTCGATGGAACAGCCTATCCAATAATAAATCCAAGATTTAATGCTAATATACTTCGTATTCAAGGTGTAGGACAACGAGCTCAAAGATTTGGTTTGACAACATTTAGACAATTATTACAACCACTTCAAACAAGTAACTTAGAACAATTTGCACCCGCTACATTTGGTGGAAAAACTATATCCGGATTTAGGTCAACATTAGACATCCAAACACCGGCGGTAATACTACAAAAATTTAACTTGAATGTAGCAACTAATCGTGTTAGAATAAACCCAACTGCTCCTGGATTTACAAAGAGATATACTTCAGGTGGGGGTGTTGATATAAGACCATCAACCGTTGACGGAACAATTGAAAGTTGGGCTAATAGTAACTCATTACCACTACAAGTACCGTTTTCTGGAAATCAGTCAGATACATTAATAGAAAGACTACAAAAGAAATATAGATTAAGAGATGAGGCATATAATACCGATATATTTGGATTAAGACAACCATTTGTAGATGATTCATTACATGGACCTGAATCGGTTTCTATGTTCCCGTTTGATGATGGTTTGGTTCGTGGTGGTATAGTAAACAACACAATAAGTGCTTTATTAGATTCAGTACGAATCGGTAAGTTTCTATTGTCGGGTAGAGGTATACTTTTCAACATAAAACAATCAGGCCTTCAGGCTATGAATCCTAATGTTGATAAACCAACTGCTAATAATCCAATTGATAGTTTTTTAAATCTACCAAGCATAATATCAACGAAGGCACCAAGTCAATTTTACAATCCACTTTCAATACCTAGAAATGTTTTAGAAGTCGGTCCTTTGGGTAATAGATACGCTCGTCATGGTATAATGATGGATGGTGTGTTCGGTAGATATGAACGTGTTGCTATAGACAGAGCTTTGAATTCAGATAAGTACAGTTACTTTGATGAATTTTCAGATTCAGCTGATAATAACTATAATAGATTAATTGGTTTGGTTAAAGAGTTATTGCCAAATTCATACGATCCAATAAGACAGAACACATTACCAAAACAAAATACTCAGTTAGAAATAAATAGAATATCATCGTCACACGGTGGGCCTGGATCTTTATTAGGATTTTTTGGTACAACAATTAATAGAGCAACTCATCCATTTAAGATTGTAAATTCAACCAATTATATTCCAGAGCAAGTAAATGTAACTTTAGGATTAGACCGCGAAGTATTTTTCTCAGCGAGATATGACAGTGGAAACCGTCAGACTGATACATATTCTGAAATGTTATTACGTCAAATTGAAAAATATGACGGTGATATGCATGGTTTAATTTTAGATGCAGCTATGCTTTCTATAACACAAGTAGCTCCATCACCACGGAATGCAAGCACCACAGCCGATAGTCAACTCTATACACCATCATTTTCTGACAGTAGAAAAAATAAAATAAATTCTGCGGATTCAAAAATACAGTTAATAACAAGACAACGTATTGGTGCATCTAAAGTTTTTGATTTTAAAAAACCAACTACAACGGAGAGATTTAAAGCTATAAACGGTGGTTACATACCATACCGAGATAAAAATGAAAGTATATTTGACGAAATATTCTTTGTAGGGTCCAAAAATAAAAAAACATATTACGATAGACTATTCGGTGAAACAGATGGTGAATCAACAAAATACGGAAATGCGTATGGTGTTATGTTAGGTTCAACCGTTGGGATTGTATCATCAGGACTGCTGCCAAAATTTGTAGATGGAAGACAGATAATAGACAAAACAGAATTTAAAGTACCATTAAACAAATACGATAAACGTAGAATCGAAGAATTAGATGTCTTTGGTTTTAAACAAATACCAATAAAGGAAAGAGGACGCCGTGTTATAAGTGAGAACATAACACCAAGAAAAGATTTGTTGGAGTTAGCTTCTGAAACCTTTTTCACCTCAAATTTAATAAGAAGTGATGTAAATTTAATATCAAGATTCTCATATGGCGATTATTTGTTGGGTAGATTGCCTGACGGAGAAACTCAACAAGTTGTACTAAACCCACAGGATCAAAATGAATTTTCTTTAGGTATATTAGGTTCATTAACGTTGAATCAAAAATTAGAGGGTATACATAGAAAATTTGAAGGTGATGTTGTAATAGAAGCTGAATACAATAAGATACCTATAAACGATAAAACAAAAACTCTTATTGAAAAATTAAAACCCTTTGAATTTATACCTCCAACAGTTAACAGTAGATATAAAGCTGTAACAAGTGAAAATGCTTACCGAGAAGGTGAAAATCTTTATAGTGAGATGTATTTTGGAAGTGCAAAATCAAAATACGATGTATTGGTTGGTAAAACAGTAGACAAACTAAGTTATGGTGCAAAATTAAAAGACGATTGGGCTACTAAAAATTCAAGAGTATATGGGTTAGTGTTAGCAGCTGCTACTTTAAATTTAAGAAAAACAGCGTCTTCACCAAGAAATGCGTCTACAATAATAGTTGGTGGTCCAACTTGGGATTCTTATGTAAATGGTAATTTCGATGGGACAGCTGCAAATGAAGCATATCCACTCAGTGAAGTAGCAATTAACAGTGAAACTGTACAAACACTAAAAGCATTAAAAACATTTGATTTTAAATACCCAAATCCATATGAAAGGTTCAGTGCTTTAAGTGCTTTGGGTGAAAATTTTAGAGAGGGTAACAGATCTTTATCAAATGGACCTGATATTGATGAATCTGCTAAAAATGTAAATCCATTATTAAAGTACAAAACAACACGATATAGTCAATTAGGTGAGACACGGAGTTCAAATGCTTGGTGGAGTGCTTCTCAACCAACTGACTTTAGAGATAAGATAATAGATGGTACTGAGTATTTTTCAACCGATCCAAGAGTTGTAAATTATAAAAAATATGGAGTGGAATTAAGAGGCGATGGTACTGGATTCGGTGACCCAGGTCTTCCTGGATATAGAAAGAATTTACCGTACATTAGCAATATACATTATACTTCGGGTCTTTCACGTGCAGCTGCGGACTCATTTGCGAGTGGCAGTAAACAAAATAATCAGCCTGCTAATAGAAAATATGGTGCATATCCAAATACTAAACCCGAAATACTTAAACGAGAACAGGCTGAAAGAGAGAATGGTAATCCAACAGCAACTTTCTTCAGAGGCGATAGAATAAACATAATAGATTGGAAGCGGTCTGAACAGAATATAAATGTTAATAATGTTTACGAAAAAACTTCACCGTATGGAAATCAAATGTTAGGTTCACAAGACCTAATACAGTTTTACTTCTCAGGTGTAGATTTGATTGCTTCTGAAAATAAGCCAACTGAAGCTATAGTATTTCGTGCTTACATCGATACTATTTTGGATAACCACAAACCAACGTGGACTCCAATTAAATATATTGGTAGAGCCGATCCTGTTTATTCTTATGACAGTTACGAAAGAGAAATATCATTTGGATTCACAGTACATACAGGAACTCGTGACGAATTAAAAGCAACATGGCGTAAATTAAACATGCTTGCTTCATGGACTACACCTGACTATGTAGATCCAGGATTTATGAAGGCACCTATATGTAGATTAAACATCGGTAATCTTTATCGTAAATTCCCAGGATTTATAAGTTCACTGACGTATACTTTTGATAATACAATGACTACGTGGGAAACTGCAAAATTAGCTGAAGATTTAAATATATCAGATCGTAATATAGGACCATTATCAAAACCAGGTGCTTTGGAATTGCCAAAAACTATTTTAGTTCAATGCACATTTGTGACATTTAACATATACAGACCACAGTGGGATTGTGTGTTCTATTCATTATTCGATGATACAACGGGTGGAACATCCGTTGAAACAGGTTTGGTTCCAAGGAGTGATGACCGTGTTAATTACTTCAGAACACATGATGATTTACCAGTTACACATCCTATGAACGCTTTATTGTGTGCGGTAATACCACCGCCACCACCTCCACCAGTTCCTAAAAAGAGAACAATAACAGCAGGTGGACCTGGAGGCGAAGCAACAACACCACCACCAACAACACCGCCACCAACAACGCCACCACCTACAACCGCTCCTCCTAATTTGCCGGAGAAGATTTGTATTTGCAAAATAGATTTTTGCTTTGATGAGGACCGTGAAATAACTCCCGAATCAAGACGAGCAGTAATTCAAGTTGCAAATTGGTTAAATGAATGTCCGAATATACGTGTCAATGTAAAGGCGTATTGTTCAAGAGAGGCTGATAACTTTGCTTATAATAAATTGTTATCTATGGCAAGAGCTGTAACGGTATGTAATTTGCTTATAGAAGAATGTGGAATAGCTTCTAATAGATTGGTTCCCGTTGGTATGGGATTTGGTGATTACAAAGAGGCATACAAACCAGAATCTAAAAATAGATGGGCAAAACAACAGAATAGACGAGTTATATTTGAGATAATAGAAGGAGCTGATTCTTGTAACTATAAACCAAGTTTTGACTGTAACCCAGAACTACCCGAATGCGATAAGTCAGAATACTGTTACAGAAAAGATGGTACTAAGTTTTGGAGAGTTGGTCCACATTACTTCACAGGTAATAGATTTATAGAGGAGGGTGGAAAGAGTGTCGGTGAAACATACACAGGATGGCCAAAGAGCACTGGCCCAATACGTCCTCCAGGATTAAGTATCGGGGCGTTCAACTCCAAAACTAAATTAGAATTACCGTTTGCAGCCGATTTAACAAAGAGACTTGCTTGGCATAAATCATATAGAATACAAAATCCAGACGAGACTCAAGGCGTTGCTCAACAAACATATAACGTTTGGTTCGATCCATTATTAGATGCTAAACAGCATTTTCAATTGGAAGGTACTTCTGAAAAACCTGTGATAACAATTTCGGGTGGTGATACACCAATAGATATTTGGCGTCGTAGATATAATAGAGATACCAACATAAAGAATACAAAAGGAAAACAAACACACGTCAACACTGGATTTTCGGGTAAAAAGAAAGGTGAAGATGGATTGGATAATGTGACATACATAATAAATCCAAATAAGTAATATTTTAATTATAGGTGATATTTATGGTAAAGAGATACCAAGATTCAAGATTATTGGAAAATATAAAGAAAATCGATTCACAGGGAAAAGAATACCACGTGAGACGTTTATCAACAATAATGTATCCCGAATTTCTAACTGATAATGATACTCAAATAATATCACAAGATGGTGATAGATTAGATCTTTTAGCAAAGGAATTTTACGGAGACGAAACTCTTTGGTATGTTATTGCAAGAGCAAATAATTTAGGAAAAGGCAGTATGTATGTTCCACCTGGCGAAATAATACGAATACCATATGAAGACGCTATGGGTATTTCAGAAATAATGACGGAGTTCAATAGGAGTAGATAAGTATGCCATACTATGAATCACCCGTAAATCGTTACATAAATCCGTTTTATTTAGAAGTATTTCCCGATATTAGAGTAGAAATGGAAAGTAGGGCTGGTGCCTACGCTTCAGAGGTACGCAGTACCAACACCAAAAGCATATCATGGCCTTATCAAAAGATGCCTTGGGCACACATAACTGCCTATTATTGGGAAAACAAACAAAGAAAGGAATTTAAAATTGGTTTTGAAGAAGATAAAATAGGCAATTTAAATTCAAATGAACGTGGTAAATTATCTTTGTATGGGGAACAACGTAATCAACCAAAATATCCATTAGTGACTGGAATAGATATTTCAAATCAAGGTTTACGTGGATCTTTGCTAAAGGGTAAATTCTCATTTGTATTTTTTCCCGAATTAACTTTGACGGGATTCGAGTTAGAAACCATGCAACGAATATTGTTTACTCCTGGAAATGAAGTGCAAATAGCATTTGGTTGGAGTGAATATGCGGAAATTCCCGAAGTCAATAGTTTAGAATTTAAGGGCATAATTTATGGATTTAATTGGTCATTCAATACCAACCTATCAATTTCAGCTGAAGTAGATATTGTTTCAGTAACCACTATTGCATTGGGGTTATCAGGTGATCAGACAGTAGTTGAAACCGATCAAACTGATATTGTTAAATTAAATGATCCATTTTCAACGGAAATAAAAGGATTGAATCTAATATCTGTTATAGATAAAGACTTATCAATACAAACACAAACTCTAAAACAGGGTGAAATATCATATTATCCACTTGATAAAACACCATCAAAGTTGATGGATTACTTTGCTATATGTTTGCCATCGAGTGAAGTTGAAGAATTAGAACAGATAGTTATTAACATAACAGGTTCCGATGGTGGTGGTGGAACAGAAACAACGCCTACAGATGATGGTGTGATTGAAGGCGCTCCAACTGAAGGTGGTATAGTTGACGCTATTAAAAACGCATTCGGGTTTGGTGAGGGTGAAGAAAAGAAAAAGGGAAATGGTTATGATTTAACAAAAGTAGATCCATTGGATTATGTGAATCAACACTTTTTTGTTCAAAATTCTAAGGAAGTTAACGAAGGAAAATTCACATATCATGTTACAAGTAGATATGGTCATTTTGCTAAACAGCATTTAAAAGATGATGATCCAAATAAAAAAGACGGAAATTATCCGGGTAAAAGTAATGATAATCAAACCTTTTCGATACCAGAAACAGACATCGGCAAATCGAGTATAATAATATTAAAAGTAAAACCAAATTTCAAAGATACAGTTAAAGCTGTGTTAAAAGAAATAGCTATATCAAACCCAACCGTTGGTCCAGGTGGTAGTGATGATTATGGAAATTGGTCTTACGATAACTCAGGAACATTTAGAGTTTTAGATGTACAAAGAAATATTGCAGACTTTAAAGATAGTAATTATACAACTGGTGATGTACTGTACAAGGCTGGGTTTCAACCACGTTTAAGGACGGCTGGTGCAGTGTCTACACTTGGGTTAAGTGCATTTGTTAAAAGACTTAGTGACTATCAAGAAGATGGTGAACAGGAATATTACATAAAAATAGCTTATATGCCAAAACGCTATACCAAAAGCGAAAAGGCAAGAATAGCATTTTATTTTGAATTTTATAATCAATCTAACAACTTATTTCAAGGTGAATGGGTAACTATCCATTTAGAAGGGAAAACGAAGTCAATAGAAAGGTCTGATACGGTTGATTTTGGTAAACAAAAAATAAAAACAAATAGCAACCCAAGACCAATACAAATAAAAGTTGGCAAAGATAATGATAAACTTTTTTCAAGAATAGCACCTAAAGATGGATATTATATCGATGGTAAAAATGCTTCTGCTTTTAGTATTGTAAAATTTGAAAACAATACTATATCTAAAAATAAAGAAACGGAAGATACATTTTTTATACAGTTTTCTCCAAAAACTGAGGGGGATAAAGAAGCTGTTTTACGTATAAGAGTTGAAAATTTTAACACCAAAGGTCAATTTCAAACAACAACTTTCATGGAAAAGCGATTAGTTGGTAGAGCGGTTAAAACGGATGCTGAAGTGGATTCATTTGAAGGTGGTATAAAAAAAGAAACAGATGCAACAGTTGATCCAAATGCAACAAATAATACACCGATAGAAACAGCAACACCTGATGGAACAACGCCTGATGGAACAACACCAGATGGGACAGCACCTAATGGGGCAACACCCGATGGAACAACCGAACCAATTGTTGTTCGTGATAAGATTTTTTGGTATGTTAGATTGGGTTCATTAGTAAACTTTGCAAATATATTAGTATCAAGGTTTGAAGAAGACAATGTGGATAAAGATCTATTTTATAGTCTATTTACAATGCAGGCTTTCAATAATGAAACACAATACAACCCATTAGTTAAATCTGCAAATCCTATAGATGTATTTTTCCCAGATAAAAATATGGGTGCATACGGCAGTATAGTACCATTCAATTCAGAAGGAACAAACCTTGTCGGTGAAAATCAAGATAATAACCAATTTTTACGTCATTTCGGTAGATGGAATTCCGAAAAGAACATTAGAGAAACAAGAGTGGAATCCGATGTTATTAACCTTGGAAACATTTTAATCGGTGTTGATGTTATAAAAAGAATATACGGTACTTTTATTGATGATGGTGGAAAAAATATATCATTCAAAAACATAACAAAATTTTTCGATGAAATATTAGGTTTGGTGAGTGCTGCTACAGGTGACATATATGAATTGACAGCTATACTTTTTGACGAACCCGAATCACTTGTAAAATCAAAATTTGGTTACGGCTTTTCAGAAAAAAGACAAAGGGCTATATTATCAATAGAAGATACCAATTTGGCAAAAAAGGTAACACAATTAAACGGAGTTGATACTGTAGAACCGTTTTGGTTTGACGCAACCGTTATACGCCCGTTATTACGTAATGTGACTGTTGTTTCAAGACCATCAAAAGAGATGGCATCCGCTGCTTACATAGCAGCAAGAGGTGGTACTGCGTTAATAAGTGGTCAAGGTGACGGTGCTGGAATCGTTAACTTGGACAACCAACTTAATTTGGGTGGGTATACTAACATAAAAGAATATAGAGACGAATATAAAAAGACATTAGAAGAAATGCAGACTGCTGAAAGGACATTAGCAAGTTCAGGATGGAACTCAGCGTGGTCAGAAACATATAGGGGATCACTCATAAAATACAAAAGATTGGCTTCAGGACTTCCACCCGATGAAGTTACCGATGCACATTGGTTGAATAAAGCTATCTACCCTATAGAATTTAGTGCAACAATAGATGGTATAAATGGTTTTAAATTCGGTGATGTTCTCAAAACATCACTTATACCCAAACACTACAATGAAGCATGGGATATAACGTTTACAGTAACTAAAATAACACATAAAGTAACTCCTAGCACTTGGGAAACAACATTACAAACAGCTGCTAGATTAAGTCAATATGCAC